ACTCATCATCAAAGTATGGGATTGTGGTACAACGGCAATTGGGGTGAAAAGGAGGTGCATTTACTCCCACCTGCATATCTTCCCTTTTGAAGTGCTTACCGTCATAACCGCCACACTCATCACAGGTAATGCTATCAAGTGTACCTAAAATTTCGTACTCCTCAACGTCTAGCAAATTATAGCAATCTCTTTGTCCCTTAGTTGCAAAGTACGCACTCTCGGTCATTACAAGGCGTTTGGTATTATTCATATCACTGCCAAGCTTTTGCGATATATTCTTAATCAACTTATCCGGTGCTTCACCCATAGCAATAGCCTTTGTAAACTCTGTATTAAGCGTACTTATTAGCTGAGCCTTATTTTTCCATATCCTATCCGAGAAGTTTGCACCGTCCTTAGTCCATGGAGTTGAAAGCACTTGATTAAGCTTATGCGTATCAATTTTATCAAAGTGTGCCTCCACACCGGTACGGATAAAGCTTTCATACCCGTTCTTATAAAGGCTCTCCGTATAGACACCGCCCAAAAGCTCCTTGGTGTCCTCCACTCTGCTCCCGTAAAGCTGTTCAAGCTGTTGCCGTGTCTGTAGCTTTAAGGCATCCAAGCGTGATATATGTACCTTAGCCGAAGCGTTCTCCAGCTCCTTAATCCATCTGCCGTCAAGAGCGTTTTGCTCTCCGTACATTATGTAATCGTCAACGTCCCATTTAAGCTCCTGCATCTCTCCATCGGTGAGCATTCGCCTAGCGGTCACCATATCAACCTGATTGTTATCGGCAAAGCGTTGATACCACACCGATATTTGCTTTTCCATCTCTTTCATAGCCGTTTTATAGCCATTTTCGATTTCGGCGGTGTAATTCTCTGCATTGTTCATTAAACCCAGCTGTAGGTCTTCCTGGCGTTTTTTCCAGTATGCCTTATTCGGCATTATCCTCACCTACCTTATCGGAATTATCGGAAGCATTGCTAAAGTGATTATCGTATCCGTCGCTGTTCTGTTCCTTACGGCGGTCAAGCTCCTTTTGTACATCATCCACCCAAGGGTGCTGTGCCACAACCGTTTCCTCACTAAGGATAGACAAGCTCTTGATACAATTGTCAATAACCTCACCCTCATTAATCAGCATATCTCGGTTAAATATAATCTCAACCCTTTCACCGCTGTAGCTTCCCTTGCCACGGCTGTACAAATAAGCATTGACAAGCTCCAACAGCTCCTCAAACGCCGCTTGGTACTCTGTTTCAATCTCGTTTGCATCAAGGTCAATATCCGAGTACATACTTTGAATATTCATTTGGTTTGGATTACCGCTAAGCCTATCGTCCTTTGCATCATAGCCCATACCGTTCTCAATAATGGACTTTTTAAATATCTCAATAATAGCCTTATAGTTTTCGGCATTGACCTCAACACTTAATGTTTCAACACCGCCCTGCGAGCCGTCAACCGTCTTAACTTTGACAGCTCCGTAGGTGGTAAGGTTTCTACGGAATTGCCCTAAGTCCTCACCATCATAGTTTTTAATAACCAAAATTGTATTGCGAATATTCTCCTCCATACAATCCATATAGTTACTGAGTAGCACGTTTAAGCCGTCCTGCAAGCTTTTAACACGCTTGATAAGTGGTATCTCATCACTACCCACCTTAAACGCAATAAGAGGAATTTGACCCCATTTTTCAGCACCCTCGGTATATGGCTTAAAGTTGTCCTTATCCTCACTATCCATATCCGGTACAAGCTTGCTGCCGTCAAGCTCATAGCGGTAAACGCCGTCAGCCTTGTAAAGCTCCACCTTTTCCTTGATAACCGTGTTCTTGCCCTCATAGCCCGTTACCGTGTAATAACGCAAGGCACATTCAAGCTGTGTGTGCTCACAGTCAGACCAAAACGGCAATATCTCGTGTCCCGGCATAAGCTTAAAGGCAAGCTCATTGTCCTTGTAGTAAACATATAGCCAAGCTATGCCACAGTTTAAGGAGCTGCGCAGAGTGTTTTTCATAAGACGCATAAAGCCCTTGTTGAAAATACCTTTGAGCTGTTCCTCGTAGGTCTTGTTTTCGGTGCGTATGGTAAGCGGCTTGCCAAGCATATAGTTGACCTTTTGATTGACAAGCTTTGCATATTGGTTGTCAATTATTCGGCTGTTTGGCAGGTTGTCAATAACTACCCTTTTACCGCCCTCACCTATCGCAGTACGCCTTTTAAGCAAAATATCCTGCTTGCCAATATAGTATTTGTAACCGCATACCTGACTAAGCCTTTCCGGTGAGTGTAGCCACTTGATAAGCTCCTTTGCATAAAACTCCTCCGAGGTCATTCGCCCTGCACCTTGCCATATTCTGTTTATAATTTCCCTTGTTATATCTGTCAGCACCTTATCACCTCTTTTCCGTATGCAAAAAAGCACCTACAAATTTACACTTGTAAGTGCTTGACAATTTAGTATTCAAATGTTATTATTAAAACACAAGAAGGAATGACTGTTAATCAGTTGTTGCTCCTCAATTTTGGTTAAAAATAACCGCCTAAGTTTGGGAGACAGAGGCGGTTATTTTTTTGTCGCAATAATAATGAGAACAATTAACAAAATCACAGCGTATGTAAATTCATAATATCCCATTTCACCACCCCCTTTATTAGGAGATGGAGCAACAACTAAAATCCGCCTGTAAAACAAACCGATACCTACAATATCATTCCTTCTTGCTTGTAGGTATTATATCAATTATAAGAATTTAATTCAAGAAAAAAATTCAACTACGTCACAAAGTGCAAAATTTTTAGCGTGTCAGCCGTCAATGTAGCAAAGCGGAATAGGCGTAGCGTTAAAAAAATTTTGAGTGGTTGAAAATTTTTTAACCAACTTTGTTTCTTATAATATCAAACTTTTTCATTTGTAAACACTTTTATTTTATTCAAAGCTAAATGTATCACCCTTACCGACAACCTCCATAGCGTACCTCATAGCGTCCATAAGGTGGTTATGCTCATCGGCTGGCTTATTAATGGTATTGCCTTGCCTATCCTTATCCCAAGCATATTGGCTTATCTCATCAACAAAGTTTTTGCATACCGGGTCAATAACAATCTCATAATCCCTAATAAGGTCGATACCGTTTAAAATACTGTCCTTGCCCTTGCGTGCAGGTCTGATATGTGATAAGCCCAGCTCACGCAGGCGGTCAATCGACTTAGGCTCTGCGCTGTCAGCTCGTATCCTCTCCTTGCGGTAACCTTTAAGTGTTATTTTCTCGGCTATACGCTCATTCGATAAGCCTTGCTCATAAAGTTCATCAAAGACGTATAAACGCTTGTTGGCTGTGTCCACCATACCGCAGAATAGGGTTGTCGGGTCATTTGTATAGCCAAAGTCCAAGCCAAACACCGACTTTATACCCTCAATTTTCTTTATTGCATTAAGGTCAAAATCCTTATCCTCTCTCCAGTTTTCAAACACCAAGCCGTCTGTAACACCCCACTCACCCAAGCCCGCCACCTTGTAACGTCTCGGATTGTTCTTTTTCATATCCTCAAATAAACGCACATCCGCTTCATCAAGCCACTCGTTACACATATAGTTAGTGGTTTTGGCGAGTATGTTTATATCCTCGGCATCAAAAAAGCGTTTCTTTATCCAATGCTTGTCGCTCCACGGATTGAGCGTAAGTGTGACCTGCTTAAACAACCCCTCCGGGACCTCACCTCTTATAGACTCGTCAAGCATATCAAAGTCAGCCATATTGCTTATCTCATAAGCCTCCTCAATCCACAGCCAACAAAGGCAACCTACATCAACTGTAATAGAGGTTATTTTAAGTGGGTCGTCTAAGCCTCGAAATAATATCTTTTGCCCCGTAGGACTGTATGTAATCTCCAAGGGTGAAAGCTTGCAATCAAAAAGACTATCCACGCCCAGTCTGTGAATAGCCCACTTTAAATCCGTATAACAGCTGTCCTTTAGCGTACCGAATACCTTACGCACCACAAGCAAATTAGCTTGCGGATACCTCATCAATCGGTAAATAAAATTTAACGCCGTAGTCTTGCTTTTCTTACTTGCACGGCTACCCTTGCACACTCTGTAACGCCCCTTAAAGCTCCAGTAGTCCTTATAACCTTTACCCACAATGTCGGGGAGGTATATTCTTTTATCACTCATCAAGCTCGCCCTCCCCCTCAAAAATAACTCTAGCCGTACCATCAAGCTTAACATTATCGGTAAATAACCCGTACCTCTTACCCAACAGCTCAGCTGCTTTTAATCTGTCCTTTTCCGATACAGCAATTTCCGTAATATCCTGCTCACCGTCGCCAATCCAAATGAGTGTCTGCTCCTTTACTTCACCGTTCATCACAGCGGTAAGATGCTCCATAACGTCCCGTGCCGTTGCAATTTTTTCGGATTGTATCTGCTTTACCTGTTCTTCTATATACGCCTTAACCTTAGCATTTCTTAGTAGCTTGCTGGCACATACAGCCGCCGAATTTTCCGACTTGCAATTTTTATACACCGCCATATATGCCCTAGTGGCATTAAGGTCGATTAAGTATTCATCCGCAAATCGCTTTTGCTTTTCCGTCATAATGCCACCTCCGTTTTCTTAAATTTTCATAATATTATTATAGCAGAAAAAAGTTGCTATTGTTTGGCATCTTTTGATATAAAAATCAAAAAAATATTAAAATAAAGCTTTACATACAAGCGCTAGTATGGTATAATATATACATAAGGAGGTGAGAAAGTGGAAAACTTAATAAAAAAAGCTTGCAAAGTGGTAGCAACACTAAGCAAGCTAATAATTGAGTTGATAAGCCTTATGGGCTGGTTATACTTCTTGAAAATAGCCATAACTCAATTATTCAGTTAATTGTAAGGCAGAGGGCGAAAACCCTCGTAAGTCCTTACGCTTATTATAACCAAGTTTTCCGTTAAAGTCAATATGTTTAAGATTGATATAACAAACAAAATTTGCAAGTATTCAAGCTTAATCGGCTTTGTGCTTGGTGTTTTGGTAATATTGAAGTTTGTATTCCATTTATTTTAGGAGGTACCTTAATATGGCAACATCCACTGATGTAAAAAGGCGTTATAATGAAAAAACCTACAAGCGTTGGTTTGTATCACTCAGAAATGACGTCTTTGAAGAAATAGAAGCCTATAGGGAAGCCGAAGGCTTATCTCGTGCCGAATTTCTTAAAATGCTTGTGTCCGAAAAATACAGCAAATAATTTTTCAGCCCTCTTTGTTAATTCCGGGAGGGCTGTTCTTATCTATATATCAAGCCCTTTTCCAAACTCAACCAGTGCCTTTCCGTGCATTTTGATTATGTAGTAATAATTGTAATTCATAGCAACGGCAATTTGCTCGAAGCTACCATATTGCTTGTAATCAATATAACGCTTTTGGAGTATCTCCGCAAGAAACGGCTCAGACACAGAAAAGACCTGTAGCTCATCAATAATACGGTGTTTAAGCTTGCAATAGGTTTCAATTTGCTGTTTTACCTCAGCAATAAGCTCCTCATATTTTTCAACACCAAAACCGCTTGAATTTATTGCTGAACAATCAATTTTAGGCTTACTGTAGTCAATACCGCTTACGGAATACATATACTCCCTATATTCCGCAAGCTCACCCTGCTTTTGCTTAATCCATCCCTCTATTTGCCTAATCTGCATTAAATATTCCTTAACCGTCATATTTTCCTCCTCATACTACACAAACATCAATTATTTACCCTTTTGCTTCTTACATCCCCCATCCCCGCAAGCAACATTTTTTGTTCACGCTTGGTTGCGGGACCGTTATAGTAGCAATCCTTTAATGTACACTCAAAGCAATGCTCACAGTCGCACTGCATACCGCTGTACCGGTTTCCGCTCCCCCTTTGCTTAACAGCTCTGTTTGTTGATGGCATTTGCCTCATACGCATTGATACAATCTGCCTTGCAACCTCCCGTATGTCCTCGCACATCTTCCAAAACTCAGCCTCGCTTGTTACCTTTACAACCTCAGGTGCTTCCTTGTCGGCTATTCTTACCTCCTTAACACCCACCTTGACGTCGTTTAATTCAAACCCCAACACCTTAATCAGCCTTGTATACGCCGCTCTGTCCTCTTTCGCTATCATCTGCCTTATCCCCTTTTCTGCTTATCTCAATGCACGCTACCACGCCTATTACCGTCAAAAATATTACTATACCGGCTATCACCTGCATAACCGATATGAACACATTAAACATCATTCCACCGCCCTTTTATATCCTTTGCTAAATCCATAATCATCTGAACACACGATAACAACACTATAACAGCCCCAAGCACCAAAATGCCCCAAATAAATATTAACATAATCTGCATTGCTATCGTCCGCACAACCTCATTGTTTAATAATTCTGACATCATACTTCCCTTACCTCTAATTTAATCGGATTAACCATAGTGTCAATATCTATTGTCCCGATTGTATTATCATTAAAGCTGAAATATACCATTTCATTGTATTCAAATTCTATATGTGCCTCTCCCGGGTCAACAATAACGCAAGCTTCACCCTTGTATTCAAAACAATCTCCGACTTCCATATCTCCTATGCTTATTTTTTCTGTGCGCCTTGTAAAAACTTTCATTTCTTACATTCCTCCTTGATTATTTTATATTCACCACATTAGTGCTTGAATTGATAGAAAAAATAATGTTAGAGTCAAAATATCCAATAACCCGAACAATATACACTATTTCCAATACTACCCAAAACACTATTTCTACAACCGATAAAATTATTTGAAGGTTCGATATGCTCTCACACTTTATACTAAGAATAAGCTCAGCAATATCCGCCGCTATAGTTGCGGGCACTAATAATACAACAAAAAATAAATTTGCATACAAAACCAACACCACTTAATCCTCCTCCGTTAAATTGGTTAAATCAATCCTACCAATCTTGCCATTATCCAATTTTAACCAATCTTTTATCCAATCAATGTTTAAATTGCAATCACGTTTATCACAAAAAACACAGCGTCCACATCTGACACAACAACATCTTTCCGCTATATCGTAAATTAATATTGCAATTTCACTATCACTCATAGCCCTTATTCTGTCGCCGTTAGTCATAGCTGTATTTGCATCCATCAAAATTGAACTGGTTACGCCCAACACTTCAGCTATTCTTTTAACTATCTCTATTGTCGGTACACGTCTGTTCTTTTCGTAATTCACCATTGACATTTCGGATATTCCCACACGCTTTGCTAATTCCTTTTGCGTCATTCCTTTTTGTTTCCGTATATCCTTGATTTTATCACCGATAGTCATAATTTTTCACTCCACTCCAATCCAATCAATAGATTAAATCACTATCTGCATCATCATTTAGCCACCCAATCTTACACGGTAGGCAAGTATAGTTCATTTTCCGGCATTGTTTCTTTTTTTCCGTATCTTCCAAAAACCTATACGGGCATTTTAAATATATCGAAACAATACCGTAATGTTTTCTTTTTAACTTATCGGCAATTGCCTCACCATTATTCATTACTCAACACTCCCTCACCTTAATGCTTATACCTGCCGTATCTCCGTACCACTTGCTTACCCTACAATCAACCACCTGTTTATCGTCAGCGTATGCCAAACCGTTAAGACTGTCCAAAACAATCTTAGCAATATTATCCGTGTCGGGCTTTACGGTAGGTCTTAACATACCCTCAATAGCCGCCGCACGTTTCTTTTTGCTCCAGCTTTTCGGTATTTCGTAGTACGCTATCAGCTCAACGCTGACCTGCTTATCCCCATCAAACGTAGGGAATTTAACCCCATTTTTACGGAAATTCCGCAAAAACGTCGTTATAACCGTGTTTTCATAACTCCGTGTTTTCTTAGGCGTATATGTATGCCCTTGCCGGGTAAACCTCGGACGTTCCTTGCCCTGAGGTTTACCGCTTATCCAAAATTCAATATCCATTTTTTCCCTCCCTTTGTGCTTTTTTCCTTGCTATAGCCTCTTGTATTTGCTCTGCCGAATAAACGGGTTGGTCATAATTGATAAACTTATTTGCCTTTGGCTTATCCCCTGCCTTATTCATTGGCTTCCAACTTCTGAATTTAGCCTTCCAATCGGTTATACTGTTCTTACCGCACTTCCAACCTACACTCTCGTAATAATTAAAAAAATATTCGCAATCCACATCACTGTGTATCTCTTGCGCATATTCTTTTATTTCCGCCACGGTAGGTGGTATAAATACTTTACTTTTATCTACTTTATTTTTATTTACTTTACTTTGTGTACTTTCTGCAACATTAACCGCCGTTTCTGTTGCAATAACCCCTGTTTTTGTTGCATTAACCTCCGTTAAGGGTAACTTTAATAAAAGGTACTCTTTTTCAATTTTTGAAATGCTGCCTCTTTTAGCCTCAACATATCGCCTTTGTATGCCCCTTGAAGTTAAAATTCCATATTTATTCAGCATTTCTTCATCAAAGAAACCACGCTTTACGCAACCCTTTATTAATTCCGAAACAAAGTCACCACCCACACCGCTTTTGGATGCAAACAATAACTCCACCTCATCTGTCCATTCACAATAGTAACCTTGCTCCCCGTATATCTTTTGCAGGAGCTTAACAACTAAAGCAAACCCTTTTAGTCCAAACTCAGCCTCAATCAACTGAAACTTGGTATCTAATGCAACATCGAGGGGGAAGTAGGACAACCCCGGTTTAATTGGTCTTGCCACTTTTGCCACCTCCCGATATTATGTCGAACACTGTACCCACGCCTTAACACAAATACAGCACCCGATTAATTTAAATTTTTGGGACACTACGCCCACACAATCCTTGCACAAACGTAGCACCCCGTATAAATAAACTTATTTAAAAACTCTTAAAAAGGTAAATCATTTTCATCTGCCTCCTCCGAGGCTGTAAAAAACGTTTCCGTCTGTGGATAGCTTTGTGAAGTCTGTGCATTACTCTTTGAGCTACCCTGCTTGCTCTCACAAAACTCAAAGCCATCAACCACTACCTTGGTTGATACTTGACTTTTGCCATCCTTGTCCTTATAGCTGTCAACTTGCATCCTACCTGTTACAGCTATTTTATTGCCCTTGAAAAAGTATTTACCTATGTTGTCGCCGGTTGTACCGAAGGCAACACAATTAATAAAATCAGCCGTAGTCTGCCCCTCTTTTTTATATCCACGGTCAACAGCTATGCTAAAGCTTGCAACAGTTGTAGCTTCGGCATTGTTTGCGTTCCTGATTTCAACATTTCTTGTAAGCCTGCCAATTAATACAACCTTATTCATCATCTACCCGCCTTTCACAGTATTCACAGCTACCATATTCGGGTGGATAATCGGCTACCCAATCACTGTCACCATTCAAGCAAACCTCGCTATCCTCATCATAATATTTACAATCCCTACACCATACGGCTTTGCCATCATACTTGCTCATTTGTAACTACCTCACCGTTTTCGTCTGTTTCAATAACATCCAAAGTATCAAAGTCCTCGGTTATAATATTGGTGTCGTTATCCTCAAAGCTGACGTTGTTAACCCTTTCATCACCTCTGATGAAGTCCGTTTTAAGCGGTGCATACTTTAATACCTTTTTGAGTACTGTCTTTTTAGCCATCTCGTCAAACTCTGTTTGCCAAGGACCCGTACCAAAGCTCTTGCTGTACTTTCTTGCGTGCTGTTCCACATCCTCACGGCTCATAACCTCAAAGGCATAGCCACCATTTTTAAGATGATAAATAGCATAATACCAAATAGCCTCGCCCCTATCCGTTGCGGCAGGCTTATGTACAAGCTTAGGCTCAAGCCCTAATTCATATTCAAAAACATCATTCTTATGAACTACTCTTGCCTCAATGCTCTTAATCTCACCACTACGGTGTACAAGGTCAATAAGACCCTTGTAACCAAGCTGAAATTGACAAGTCATAACGCCCTTGTTTTTATATGGTATCAAATAAGCCTGACCCAAGGGTGTATTAGGCTCAAGACCAAGCTGTGCGGCTGTCAGCATACTACCCACAAAGGATTGTGGCGTACATTCTGCAAGCTTTGGTGTCTGAGTTATTGCCGTTGTAACCATACGGCTAAACCTCTCCGGTGTAATCACCTGTGGCAAAGCTCTTGCAATCTCACCCTCATAAAGCTTTACATAGTCCTTTATTGTTGTAACCTTTTTCTTTTGACTTACGGCTGTGCTGTTTGCCGATGTTGTTATTACACCCGTTGTATTTGTTGTTGTGGTTGCCATATTAATCCTCCTTTACTTCCTTAATCCGCATAGCTCTGCTTGATGTGGTCTTTGAATATTGCTCATATATATCAGGTAAATCCGCTTTTAACCTTTTACCGTCAATAGAGGTTCTGCTTTGGCTCTTATATGTAATTGTGTAACCTTTAAGCTCTGCCGTATCATTTTCACCCATCAGCCCGACAAGCTGATTTTGATACTTTGTAGCAAGCTCCTTATACTCCTTTTCCTTTGCCTTAGCCTGCATATAGCTCTCTACTATGGCTTCATCTCCATATAAGGCTATGCTTTCAGCCCTTGAATTGGGGTATATCTCATTAAGAGTGGCAGATGTGCTGTCCGAGCCGTCAATTTCGGGTATTTCGTCATTCAACATATAACGCTCCCACCACTTCTTTTCAGCCTCAATAAGTGAAGTTATCTCATCCTCGTTACGCTCAATCTCAAACCAGTGAAACGCCTTACCCAGTACCAATACAGCAAGATACATCTTGTCATATCCCATTACCGCCATATAGTGCACACACTGGCAGTAGTAATACAAAGGTATTTCATTGCTTTCAAAATCAGCTCTTGCAAAAACATTTATTGTCTTGCACTCCAGGGCGGCATTCTCACCGACTACCTCTCTGTCTATGTTGGCTGACATAAAGTCGTAGCTGTCGTGTAAAAACATTGCATTTCTACGGCGTACCTTTTTACCTGTAGCCTCACAAAATCTGTCAGCCACATACTGCTCAAGGTCACGCCCTACTCTCATAGCTTCATTGTCTGCTACAGGCTCTAACAATCCACGCTTGTCCGCCCACATAGTATATTGACTGCGCCACTTGTTAAGCCCTAACACAACAGAGGCATCCGAACCACCTATACTCTTTTTTCTAAGCTCAAGCCACTCCTCCCGTGGCATATCCTTTGTTTGTGCCAATACTCTCATTGGGCTTTTTCCCCTTTCTGTGTTCTTTCTTTCCTTGCCTCTCTTACAGCGGTCATATGTAGGTCATATAACCACGCCAGCATAATCGGTATGGTGAGCAATAAACCCCACTCACCACCGATTGAAAAGTACCCACGCTCTATATAGCACACCAGTATAACCGTTGGCGTAAGATAGCATACAACCGATATGTATACCAATATTGCTAAAAATACTGTTTTAATTGACCTTTTCATCATTATCCTCACCCCTCTCTGCAATTTGAATACCCATAAGTAGAACTGTTGCCAGCTCAGTCGGTGCCATATCGCATTCTTCACTTATGCTAAGTATTGCTTCTCTGATTAATGCTAAAAAATTTGGCAAATCTCCTTTAATTTTACAACTAACCCTGTCCTCATAATCCTCAGCAATAATGTAATTTATTGGTTTCTCATTGTCATTCATCTTAGTTACCTCCGTCTCCGCATATGTCGTGAATTACTGCAGCACACTTATCACACTTGCCGTTGGGCTTGTCCTCACCTATCGGCTTGCCACAGATAGTACACCAACCGCCCTTTTTGGCAGCACGCCTCTCTTGGGTTCTAAGCTCATGCTTTTTTGCCGTCAAACCAAGCCGTGAAAGCTTAGCATATAAGGTTGACCTTGCCATACCAAGCTCCTTTGCCATATCGTCAATGTTCATACCACGCTGTATGTACATATTTTCTAAAAGATCCTCTGTCAGCTTTGGTTTTGGCTCATCCTTTACTATCGGTGGAGCTTCTACCTTCGGCATATTAACTTCTGCCTTCTGTGGAGCTTCCTGCTCCTTAACCTCTGCCACATGGCTCTCCATCTTAAATTTGCGCCTTAACGCATCTATCTCCTGTGGCTCTAGGTGATGAATATTACCACAACTGCCGTCCTCTGTAATACTTACCGTCTGTAACAGACAAGCTCCGTTGCCGTTAAAACAGCAGCCCTCGGTCTTGCATATAATACTTAACATCAGCTTGTCCCTCCTTATTCCTCAAAAGCACACATTATATGCTCAGCAATCACCTTTGCGGTAACACCATCAGCACCACGCTCCATCAGCTCGCCTCTGTTGCGCTCTACATCTGTCGGCTCACCCATCTCCGTTATCCACAGCTTACCCAAACCATCAGCCGACACCTCGCAGAAGTAATGCCCGTACAGCTCACGGTACATTACCTCATAGTCTCCACCGCTGAATGATACCTTAAATTTTTTATGTACTCTCATACAAATACCTCCTTAATAGCCATAGCAATTACTTTAGCAACATCACCTTTAATGCCGGCACTAATTAAATCAGATATTACACTTTTCACACGGTCATAAGGTGATATATCAACACTTACCTTGTTTGACGGTAAAGCTAACCAGTAGCCAAATTTAACAGACTTGCCGCAAATAACCCAATATCTATTGCCGTCGTATGTGACTATCAGCTCACCACCGTCGGGAGTTCTATTAATTATTTCCACCCTGTATTTCATAATACGAAATTCCTCCTTGCCAAAGACGAGGAAACGTGCTACAATCTAATTGATGTTATTTGGGTAGCACGTCTCCCATACTTGCCTTCAGGTTGCCGCCTGAGGGCTTTTTCTTTTCGTTAGTTACCATAATTACCTCACGCTGTATCCTGTGTTTTAGGTCTTACTATCCTCGCTTTAATATTAACGCCATAGACCTTTGACAATTCTTCACTGACAACACGCTCAACCTCTCGTTCTGCCGCTCTTATTCCTTCCGGGTCGGTTGGGGCTCTATCCGTATTAAAGATTATAGTTGTGTTGCCCGACTTAAATTCTCGTTTCATACAATCACCTCCCTACAATGTATTAAAAATCCTCTTTGTCCTATTCCCCTTTAAAAAGCTCCGCCCACGGCTACGGAGCAACTATACAACATTTATTTCTTTAGGGGTCTGTTTACTTTTTTCGCAATGGGGGATTAAAAAAATCAAATCACCGTGGAAATGCAACGGAGGGAGTCGAACCCTCTCGCACCCGTTTGTGCCGTTGCAATCATCTTTCTATATTAATATAATTTGTATTGAAAATAGATTTGCTTACGAATACAATAGATTACATCTTGAAAACAAATCCTCCTAAGCTATAACGCTGATGCCTTCAATTCCATTATCATCAAGTGCGTTTACAATATAATCCTTGATACGTTGTACCGCCGTGAGTTTCCAAACACCACCATCAGCTTCAAACAAGGCAAACATAGGCATACCTTCTTCACCTCTTGCTCTAAACACAAACTGACTTATAGGTTGAGACACCTCAACAAATGTTCTGTATGGAGCAATAAGTACAGGATTGGGAATGTTTGTTGTATCTCCCAATACAATTCCCTGCTTCGTAACAACACTTTGAGTAATGCCATCATCACCTGTGGTTTGTACACCTTCAGCTCTTACACGCCCGGTAATCTTAAGAATATCAGCCCTATTTCCTGCATCACAGAACATAGATTGTAATGCAATGTTAAAGCTTTCAGCATCATAGAAAGAGCCAAATCTAAAATGACTATCTGCGGCAGAGCATTTCAAATAACAATTTCTTTCAGCCTTGTAATCGAGCTTACTCATCAGCTCTATCTCATTGTGCGACTTGATGTGAATTATCAAATCCTCATACTTAAGGTAATCCTTATTATCCCTTATGTAATCAATAAAGGCTGACAGAGTGCTTATGTGAAGTGCATCAGGTCTGTAAATCTCAGGCTCAACCTGATACAAAATCTTATCACTGTATTCTTTACCATCTACTTTAATAATTTCAGGCTTGTTCAAGTCAATAATATATTTCAATGCCTCTTTAATCATAGTACTTCCTCCTTTATTCTGCCTTGAAATTTACAACATTTTCACCATCTTCTACATTCACATTCTCAGGCTCAACAAAATCATCTACTGTCATTTGGTTTTTGAGCGCATTACCAAACTCAGTAGCAGAAACTCTGTCGCCGCTTCTGTCAATCATAATCTTTGTTGCAACGCCATTGACAGAAGCCAAGCTTGTCTTGGTCTTAGCTTCAACCATTACAATCTCTCTGTCCTCATCTGCTGGCTTAAATACTATCTCTAGTGTGAGCTTTCTTGCAGCCTTGAATGACGTGTTCACATCGGTAATGTTCTGTAACACCTTCTGTAAATCATTATCAAATAATTCCTGCAAAGCGCCTCCGGCTAACTTTTGTAATTCAAGTTGTTTAACTGTTTCATTTTCCGTATTGTTTTTCATTTTTCTCACCTCCTCCACCTTTTACGCACTCTCATCAATAAGCTCATCCAACCTACAATTAAGCACCTCTGAAATTTGCTTACCGAGCTGTAAGGTGACAGCCTTAGTACCTCTTTCAATTTGAGAAATCATTGAGATGGTTACGCCTACACGCTGTGAAAGCTCTTCCTGCGTCATATTATTTTTTTGTCGCAATCGGCGTATATTTTCACCTACATTCATTTATTCCACCTCCTTAATATCAGTACAATAACGCATATATCAAGTACAATTTTTACAATGCTTAACAACGTATCCAACCTTTTTACCTCCTAACATATTTCAATATATTTTTATTGACAATGCTCAAAAAAATTGATAGTATAACCCTAGGGGAGGTTTCCCTCCCCCGCTGATTAGTGGAAAGCTTTTATTAAGCTGACCAATTCGCTAATCAGATGGATTATTGCTGTGATAAGAACAATTTTTTCCACCACGAATGGATTTTTGTTCTTATCACTTTTTTATCCTTTTTCTTGCTCATTGTCATTTCCTCCTACTGTAAATTTAGCCAAGCCTTAACTTAACTATGGTTAAATTATAACAGACCTAAGGAAAATTGTCAAGAGTTTTTTAAAATATTTTACGTTTCCGTAAATTGTTAAGCAAAAAAAATTTTATCCGGATTTTCTATATTTAGCTCCTTCTTTAAAGTATCCATCTCACCTCTAAAAAAATCACTTTCACCATTCATTTTACGATATAGTGTAACTAAGCTAATACTTAGAATATCCGCCACATCCTGCAATGTCTTACCTTTATCTTTTAGCATTGCTCTGAATGCTTTTTCATCAAACAATATCAATTCCTCCTTTTTTCTTTTTTTG